ATGTCCGGCTGGCTGACGTGCGGATATAGCCCCGAGCCTCCCTTCAATGGCTATGGCTCGGTCATCGCCGTCAAGGCGCAGACCGACGACATCACGATCGCCGGCACGGTGGAGAAGCGCCGCGCGCTGTATTGCCAGGTCGACGCGAACGACCAGCTTGTCGCGCTCGTCGCCGCCAACCAGAAGCCCTATCCCTCGGTCGAGCTAACGCCGAGCTACGCCGGCACCGACAAGATCGGCCTCATCGGCTTGGCGTTCACTGACAAGCCGGCGTCGATCGCAACTGAATCGCTGCAGTTTTCGCGCAGCTCGCCTGGCACGCTTTTCGCCGCGGCATCCGAGAGCGTCCCGCTCGAATTCGAGGCAGCGCCTGCAGACGCGGAAAAGGTCGAAGGTGCCATTGCCGGCTTCTTCTCCGCGCTGGCGGCAACGCTGCGCGGCGGAAAGGCTGCGCCAGCCGCCCCCGCCGCTGAGACGCCTCCGGTCGCTGCAAACGACAATTTCGACGCTGCTGCATTCACCACGCAGCTGGGCACGGCTGTCGCCTCGTCGATCGCCGCGGCGGTGAAGCCGATGGCCGAAGGCTATGCCGAGCTGCAGGGTCAGTTCGCAACGCTGCAGGCCAAGCTCGAGGCGACGCCGGCCACCGACTTTAGCCGCACCCCCGCCAATGGCGGCGACGGCGAGCCCATCACCGACTGCTGACGCGCAGCTACCCCTCGACCCGACAAGAATACGCCCAGGAGCCGCCCCAATGCGCAATGCAACCCGCCAGAAGTACAACGCCTACACCGCCCAGATTGGCAAGCTGAACGCCGTTGAGGATCCAAGCCGTTCGTTCACCGTGGCGCCTGCGGTCGCGCAGACCCTGCGCGGCAAGATCCAGCAGTCGAGCGCGTTCCTCACCAGCATCAACATCATTCCCGTAACCGCCACGTCCACCGCGCACGATCACCGTAAATCGCCCCCTGATGAGCTTCATGACCAATTCTAAAACCAACACGAAAGGAGGTGATCCCATGCGTTATTGGCCCGCTGGCAAACCCATCCGTTGATCGACGCGCCCGGGTCGCAAGAGCCGGGCGACATCGTCTCGCAATGCATTACACCCTGAGACGAAGGACGTTCGTTGAAGAAGCCGGAAAGCCTGCGGCAGACGCTGCAGATGTTCGTGCCCGCTCTTGCGGCGGATCCGTCCAGATTGTCGATCTTCGTCGACAAGGGGCGGATCGCGGCAACCGCGGGGTCGCTCAGCCTTGAATATCGCTACACCGCCAATATCGTCGTGCAGGATTACGCGGGCGACGTTGACGATCTCATGGTGCCGATCCTGGCATGGATCGCCCAGCACCAACCCCAGCTATTGCAGCGCACCGACCAGGAGCCGTTCCGCTTCGAGTCCGAGCTGCTCGACGCGGAGACCGCCGATGTGTCGATCTTCATCGACCTTGACGAAGCCGTGCGCGTTTCGGCCAAAGAGGGCGGCGGTTTTACAGCAGAGCGCGCAGATCCTGCGGGCGATGCCGACAGCTTCGGGATCGGGTGCGTGCCCCTGTGGCAGCTCCTCATGGGTCTCGATGTCGTGGCACAGACCAATGATCCGCGCTTCGTGGATGACCAGTGAGCGACTTCGCGGACATGGAGGCGCTAGCCGGCGCACTGCTGCGACGTGTCGATGCCGGCGAACGCAGCAAGATCCTGCGCGTCATGGCGCGCACGCTCCGCAGCAGCCAGTTGGCACGCATTGCCCGTCAGCAGGATCCGGACGGCCAGCCTTTCGCCGCGCGCAAGGCGCAGCCCTCGGGTCGGCTGCGGCGAGGCGGGACGATCAAGCGCAAGGCGATGTTCCGCAAGCTGCGCAACACGTCCAATCTGAAAGCGGGATCGACAGACACCGAGGCGTGGGTCGGATTTAGCGGGCGTGCTGCCCGGATCGCACGCGTACACCAGGAGGGGCTCGAGGATGCGCCCGCGAAGGGTGCGAAGCCGGTCCGATACGCGCGACGCGTGCTGCTCGGCGACACGGAAGCGGACCGCCAGGTGCTGCTAGACATTCTGTTTGCGCACGTAACGGACTAGGTCGTGGACCGACAAAAGCGAATGACCGTTTTCGCCCATAACCGGACATTCCCTTCACGAGCATTCAACCTTCGGCGTGCTACGCGAAGATGCAGAATCATGAAGGCACGATAAATGGCATCACCATCTGAGCAATCGGCTGCATGGGGATGCTTGAAAGTAGGAGCTTCCTTCGCGCTTATAGCTCTCGCGTTGTTGGCTGCTGTGATATTCGAGTTAGGGGATTGCTGGACGCCTCCAAATAGCGCGGAAAGAGTCCGACTCATGAGGTTGACTTTTTACCCTCTATTGATTTCGGCTATTGCGATACCAATGGTATCGCGCATCTGGTGGATATCACCTGTCAGTCTCATTATTGCCTTCTCTATAATTAAGTTTATTTCCGAGTTTACAGATGTAAGTCATATTTGGGTCGGCCTTGTGCCGTGGTTTGGCATATGCGCGGGCCTAATCAGCGTGAGAACGCCTTCGAAACTTTAAAAGCCGGCTTCCTACCAAGTCCCGACGCTCGCGCTGCTGATCGGCATTAATTCGAAGCGGCCAGTCTGCTTTCGCCCATTAACAGACATTTCCATATCGACTACACAGAAGGAGATGGCCAAGACGCCCGACCCAAATCGTTTTCACCGAATTGTAGGCTGGGTCTTCGCTACTGGCTTTCTGATGCTTATCGGTCTGCCAGTGCTGCTAACCAGCACGATGGGCGAGTGTCTGCCTCACGACCATCTAGAGGTGTCCGACTGCCTTGCTAACAAGCGGATTGAGTTCTTCGCATTGATATTTGGCCTTCCGGTTCTGGCCACCGTGGTTGGCTGGCTGACGTACCGATGGAGCAGATTTCTTGGCTGACTATGATGTCCTGATCCGATCGACCAGAGTAGGAAGACGAGGATCGCGAACGGCAGCTTTCACCAATGTCGGCCATTCCGCTTCCGCCCAATAGCGGACATTGTTGGCTCAGCCATCCAGAGGCATTTCGTCCTCCTACACAACCACAGAATGGCCATTGCGAAGGGCATCATTTGCAGCCGATCCTAAGTCTTGATCACGATTTCTACGCGGTCGGGAGTGACGTCGAACAGCGTGGCTATCTGCCGTCGAAACTGTGTCAGGCGGTCATTGCGGCTTACTTCCGGTTGCGCCCCAGTCGACGGGGCCTCGGACGCCTCGTTGGCCTCGCCCGCGTGTCCCTTGATCTGCAGCCAGCTTACCTCCAGCACCTTCTCGAGTTTCAGCATGATCTGCATCCTGGGTATCACGCCGTTCTCTTCCCAGTTGTTCACGGCGGTCGGGCTGACGCCAACCCTCCGTGCCAATTCAGATTTGCTCAGTTCAGCCAGTTCGCGAAAGCGCTTGATGTTGGTGCCCACACACGCTCCTGAGTCCACGTTCGCTACTCCTCTATTGCCCTCAACTTCACTCATCATCTCAAAGATAAGTTTAAAAGTATAGTGAGGCTTTGTGGAATCTTGATCCGGACGGGCGGGGGCCTAGCCTCCTAGCGAGTTACAGGCTTGAATTGAATGATCGAGGATTCCCGAAAGCAGCCAGTCCGCTTTCCACCAAAAAGCGACATTCGGCCCGGCGATCGACCAAACTACTGCTGACGCCGTCGGGCTGCGAAATGGCGGACGGTCCGATATCTCCTCCTAACCCGGCTGCTCCGCGTAAAGTGTCAATTCGCCCTCAGCCTAAGCCGACCCCTTGCTGCTTCCGTCACCCTCTTCCTTGCATCGCTGAGATCACGTCCAAGGCTTGGCCACCGTCTTGCGACCATGACAGCCAATCCGACCGTATGGATCATTACAGTCCAGCTGCCCCGCGTGTCAGAATCCGCGGTTGAAGCGTACCGCCAAACCGTAATCGGTCGGAATATTCGCAAAATTGCCGGGGTCGCGGCGCAGGAACAGGTTGGATTCAAGTCCGCCGCCAAACGCTGGCAGGCTGTATCGGGCCTCGATATCAAGCTCGCGGCCACTTGGCGTAAGGTTCAGGCGCTGCGTGGTCCAGCCGGTTACCTGGCTGGTCGCATAGTCATAGTCGGTCGGCAGCGCGAGATCGATCCCGCCCCGTGCGACCCGCAGAGGCTGGGCGATGCGCAGGCCGATGCTGTCGGTGCCGAACAGGCCCGCCTTGCCGATATCGGCTGCGAATGCTCGGGTATGGAGCATGCCGCCGCCGTTGAGACCGCCGCGGATATGCATGCTGGACCAGCCTTGGCGAAACGAGCCGCCGATCGACCAGCCATCGCCGCCGTCGAGCCGCGCCTTGGCATCAGCAAACCAGCTTGCTGCACGCGCAGCACCTAGCCCGGCATCGAGTCTCGCACCTAGAAACGTATTCTGCTCGCTCATCCGGGTAGCCGAGACATACGTCGACACCGCGCCGAATTGCCGATCGACACCGATAGCGACGTGCTCATAGCCTGACCGCCGCCAGCCGGTACGCGCAAATCCATCTGCCTCGCGGCGCGACAGCACATCGCCGGTTTCAATCCCCGCAGTCACGCCGAACCCACCAAAACGCTGCCGCACCGCGCTCGACGCCCGCGCGCTGCTGTCGAAGCCGAGGCCCGACATGGTAGCAACGAGAAACGCCGGTTCATACTGGTCCGTCAGCTGCGCGGTTATTGCAGTCGATCCCTGCGCAACGCCGAGCCCGAACGACAGCGTCTCGCCAAGCCGTTGGGTCATCGTTGCGGCAATCGCGCGCGATTGCCCGGCGTCGAACCCGCTATTCGGACCAGCGTTTGGATAAACGTCGGCCCTGGTCAGGATCGACCGCGTATCATCATTGTCTGTGCTACCGGATCCGAAACCACGGGACTTCGGCACCAACGTCATCGACGCAGTCATGCCGCCACGCGCCACGGCAACCGCCCGGGTCCTTGATTGGAGCATGCCGCCCAACGTTGACGACGGTGCACTGCGCCCGATCGTCGGGGCAAGATCGGTCGCGAAGGCACGGGAGTAGCCGTCGAGGACGACCGCGCCCAACGACCCCTGCGCGGCATCGCCCATCGGTGCCGACAGCATGCCGTTGCTGACGAACGAGATCGCAGATCTCGACCCCGCGACCGACGTCGTCCCGAGCGGCTGGAATGCACGCGTCAGGTCGAGCACGCCATTGCCATAGATCGCGTCGACTCCTGCGGCGCCGGCATCGCGCGCACTCTTGAACAGGATGTCGACGATCTGCGCGCCATTAAGATTCGGGAACGCCTGCGCGAGCAAAGCAACGGCGCCGGAGATTTGCGGGGCGGCGAACGACGTTCCCGACCAGAGGAAATTAGCCCCGTTATTGTCCGGTGCGGGGACCCGCTCGCCGACTGCGGTGAGAAAATGTGCAGCGCCAGTGCCAGCCTTGTCACTGAACGTGGACAGCGTGTCGCCTGTACCGACCGAACCCGCGATAATCACCATGTTGCGAGCGATGCTGTCATTGGCGACATTGGTGAAGGGGTCGGGATTGTCGGTACCGTCGTTGCCTGCCGCGATCACCACGATGATCCCGGCCAGCGTCGCCCGGCCGACGGCATCCTTCAGGCTTTGCGGCATCGCCGATCCGCCAAGCGAGATATTGATGACCTTCGCACCTGCTGTCCGCGCGGTATCGACGCCGCGGGTGATCGCATCGGTGAAGAACTTGCAGCCCGATTCGGCGTCGTCCGTGGTGCCGCCGACGCAGGTGCCGGGGCGATCCGCGCGCAACACGATCAGCGTTGAGTCAAACGCGACGCCGTGCGTTCCGGTGCCATTGCGCCTTCCGGCGAGGGTGAAGGCAACGGCGGTGCCGTGCCCTCCCTCGTCGTCGATCGATGTGTTGCCGGCGACCCCGGTCGAGGCGGTGGAGATACGGCTACCGAACTCCTCGCTTTGCAGGTCGATGCCGCTGTCGATGACGCCGACGCCGATGCCCAGGCCGGTCGCACCCCTATTATAAGCTGCGAGCGCATTCATCGACACCGCACCCACCGTCGCGCGGTATTCGCGTGTGTCGGAATTCGTCGCTGTCGGAGCGGGTGTTGGTGTCGGTGTCGGTGTCGGTGTCGGAGTGGGCGTTGGTGTAGGAACAGGCGCTGGCGTGGTTGGCGGGACGGATGCGTCAGGCGGCGTCGGTGTCGAATTGATGCCACCACCGCCGCTGCCGCATGCACCGAGAAATAACCCGCAGCTCAATGCTGCCAATCGCAGGTGGCCCGCCTTCGTGCCGCGCATGACATCCGCCCTGTTTTATCACTCGTGATTTACTGGACTGAAAAGGGTTGCACTATGGTTACTGTCAGGAATTAATCGCAGATCTTCACCAGAGCGCTTTTCAGCCGAGCTGGATCATCAGGGATTCACGGCGATCGTTTGTGATTCGCGATCCGTGCTGGCGGAGGAGGCTGGTATGGTTGGGCCGAGCATTATCGCGTGATTTGCGGGACCGTGGCGTTGCTACTGTTAAAGGCAGGCTATCGTGCCGACGACTGGAACGGTTCGGCGCCAGCGCGGTGCGCTTTCCCAATCAACCATCCCGATCAGGAAAGGCAGCCGCGCCGCGGGAGGTCGGCTATCTTAGTCCGCCTTCCCATAACCGGACCGTCCGTTTTCCACCACAAAGCGACCTTCGGTCCGGTGATCGACCGGATGACCCCTAACGCCCACTTGCGGCCGTTCCTGAGCCATGGCTTAGTGCCCAAATGGCTGCTGATCCCGATACGAGTTCAAAAAGCAAGACGTGCTTTGAGGGGCGGCTAAGCAAGATCGTCAAGCATAAGCCGGCGGAGACACTGGAGTGATTTGGGTCTGGACGGCCATAGGCGTGGCAGTAGCAGCCTACTGCATTGTAACCGGCGTTATGTTTCTGCGACAAAAGCGCCATGTGTGGGGCGTCGCCGGAATTGTTCTAGGTGTGGCTGTCCTGTTCATGCCCGTGCCGGGAGTGACAGGCCCGGTGAAGATTGATCTACCCACCCGATAGGCAGCCATGTTGGTCGCACAACGATTGCATCCGAGCCACACTGTGTCCCTCCGCCCATTAAGCGACGTCTTTTGTCCAATCGCGGAAGGCTTCTAACAGCGAGCGAAGGTGAAGCGGCCCGCCAGCGCCATGAAACGCGTTGTCGTCCGTCCAGCACGTCCACCAATCCGTCTCGTGTTCATAGTTGTGAGTGACGCGCTCCAGCACACGACCGTCGCAGTCGGTTCCCGCCAGTTCCACTTTCAACGACCAACCGGGGTTGTCGATGGTGCCGATGCGGGGACCAAAGCCATGCTCCCAATCGCCATCGCACTGCGCTGCATACCAGCGCGCTAACCAGTCCAGCACGTCCATCTCCCAACGCTAATCGACCGACAGCGACATGGGAAGGAACGTCCGCTTCCCACCAATAATGGACATTCTGACTGGGTGTGAAATCCCATCCCACACCCAAGCATGATGGCGCTTGCCTGACCTGACCGACGACATGGCCCAATGGCTGAGCCGTCCACCTTCACCGCTGTCGATCTGTCGCGCCTGCCGGCGCCGACGATCGTCGAGACCCTCGATTACGACACGATCTACGGCCAGATGCTTGCTGCTCTGCAGGCGCTTGTGCCGACGTTCGATGCCACGGTCGAATCCGATCCCGCCATCAAGCTGCTCGAGGTCGCCGCGTACCGTGAGATGCTGCTGCGCGCCCGCGTGAATGATGCCGCGCGTGCGGTCATGCCCGCCTATGCGATCGGCGCGGATCTCGACAACCTCGCCGCTCTGATGGGCGTCGTGCGCCTGCTCATCACCCCCGCGAACGCCCAGACCAACGCCCCCGCGGTCTACGAAAGCGACGAGGACTTCCGGCGTCGCTTGGTGCTCGCGCCCGAGGGCTATTCCGTCGCCGGCCCTGAGGGCGCCTACATCTTCCACGCGCTGTCCGCCGCGTCGGACGTGCTCGACGCCAGCGCTACGAGCCCGACGACCGGGGAGGTACGCATCACCGTCCTGTCGCGCGTTGGCAACGGCGCGGCATCGCCCGCGTTGCTGGACACAGTGCTCAGCTACGTGTCGGCCGAGACACGGCGGCCGCTCACTGATTACGTCACGATCCAGTCGGCGCAGATCGTCGAATATGCGGTCACGGCATCAATCACGACATTTGCCGGTCCCGACGGCTCGATCGTCATCGCCGATGCCCGCGCGCGGCTCGCCGCCTACGTCGCCAACTCGCACCGCCTCGGCCGCGACATCACCCGCTCGGGGATCTTCGGGGCGCTCCATACCGAAGGCGTTCAGAACGTCGTGCTGACCAGCCCGGTTGCGGACATCGTGCTCGATCGTACGCAGGCGAGCTGGTGCACGGGCGTTACCGTCAATCATGCAGGTCTCGGCGAATGACGCTGTTGCCCCGCAACGCAAGCGAGCTCGAGCGCGCGCTCGAAGCCAGCATGGCGCGGCTCGCGGATGTTCCCGTGCCGCTACGCGACCTGTGGAACCCCGACACCTGCCCGGTCGACCTGCTGCCCTATCTGGCGTGGGCGCTGTCGATCGACAGCTGGTCGAGCGCCTGGTCGGAAACGGTGAAGCGCGCGCGCGTGCGCCAGGCGCTAGCGATCCAGCGCCGCAAGGGGACGTCCTCGTCGGTGCGCGACGTCATAGAGTCCTTCGGGGGCATCGTCGCGATCCGCGAATGGTGGCAGATGGAGCCGCCCGGCGAGCCGCACACCTTCAGCCTCGTCCTCAACGTCACCAACGAACAGGGCGCGCCGGCAGACGCCGGCTACGTCGATGCCGTGATCGCCGAGGTCTACCGGACCAAACCCGTCCGCTCGCACTTCACCTTCAGCCAGGCGCTCAACGCAAGCGCTCAGGTCGGTGTGATCGGCGCAGCCCGCCCCGCGGCATTTGTCCGCCTTTCCCTTAGCGCCTGACGGAGTCGATATGGCCCTCACCCTTACGATCACCGATGCCGGCCGCGCGGCGCTCGTCAACGCCGCGCACAGCGGCACTAACGCGGTTCAGATCGCCGCGGTCGGCGTGTCAGGCGCGGGCGTGGCACCGCTGCCGACCAGCACGACGCTGCCCGGGGAATACAAGCGCATCGCGACGATCTCGGGGGCGGCAGTTGCCTCGGACATCATCCACCTCGTGGTGCGTGACGAGTCCGCCGACGCCTATCCGCTGCGCTCCTTCGCGCTGTACCTCGAAGACGGCACGATGTTCGCGATCTACGGCCAGGCCGATACGATCGTCGAGAAGTCGGCCGCGTCGCTGCTACTGCTCGCGATCGATATCGCGCTGGTCGGCGTGCCCGCCGACCGGATTACCTTCGGTAACGCCAACTTCCTCAATCCGCCTGCCACCACCGAGACGGCCGGCGTGATCGAGCTGGCAACCGACGCCGAGGCGGCAGCGATGGCCGATGCGGTGCGGGCGCTGACGCCGAAGAGCATGGCGGTGATCATGACGGCCGCGAACATCATTGCCCGCATGCTGACGGTCGACGGTTCGGGCTCAGGTCTCGATGCAGACATGCTCGATGGGCGGCACGCATCCGAGTTCGCGTTGCTGACCGGCGCGGCATTCGCAGGCGCGCTGTCGTCGTCGACCTTCGCCGCTGCAACCAACATCACCGCCGGCGCGACGGTCGCGGCAAACTCGGTGCTGATTGGCGGGCTCCCTGCCTGGCATCCGGGCAATGACGGTGCCGGATCCGGGCTCGACGCGGATCTACTGCGCGGCCAGACGCCGTCGTCGGGCGAAGGCGCAAACACCGTCATGACCCGCGACGGCAACGGCGACACGTCGGTGCGCAATCTCAACCTGTTCGCCCCGGTCGAGGCGATCAACGTCATCAACGTCGTCGTCACCGCAGCCGATGGGCGGACGCTGAAGAAGGTCACCGCCGAGACCTTCCTAAAGTCGCTCGATCTCGTCACCGCAGGCAACGGCGCGTCGTTTGCCAAGGCGCTCAGCGCGCCCTCGCTGACGATCCAGACCAACATCACCGCCGGCGCGACGGTCAGCGCCAATTCCTTCGTGGTAGGTGGGAGCCCTGTCTGGCACCCGTCGAATGACGGGGCAGGCTCGGGCCTCGACGCCGATCTGCTCGATGGGCAGCAGGGCGCTTGGTACGCCGATATCGCCGGACGGCTCGGCTATACACCCGCCCGGCGTAGCGGCGACACGTTCACCGGCCCATTCGGCCGCGATGCGCAGTTCTTCCTCGATCTGGCGGGTGGCAATGCCACGCTCACCATGGGCGACGGCGCGTCCGTCGTGTTCGACCGCGCCAACAATGCGTTCCGCTTCAACGTAGGCGGCGCCGAGCGGCTCGTCCTGACGCCTAACGGCATGTACGCGATCACGCCGATCATCAAAGGCAATGCGGGCATCCGCTACCGTTGTGAGAACGACACGTGCGGCCACGTCTTTGTTGCCGAGCTGCAGGTCATTCGCACGATCGTGCCGAGCGCTTGCCCGAACCCGGAGGTCCGCCTCCCTTTTGCCAATCCGAACATCTGCAGGACCCGGCCGTTGCCGGCGAATGACGACAACCGGACGCCAGCCAATGATGACGTCGTGACCTCGCCGGCCGCGACGACTCCCGCCCCCAGCTAAGCCAACGCGGCACCTCGCCGCAAACGACCCTGCACTGCCCTGATCCACCCGGCGCGACCCCCGTCGCCGGGAACGCCCTCCGCTTGCCCGAAAGACGTGCCCCCTCCCATGCGTTCAGATCTGCACAGAGACCTGCTGTCCCGCCTGAAGACCGACTTCGGCCTTCAGATGAAGGGCACCTATCTGCGGGGCGGCAAATGCCCGCCCGAGCATGGTGGTTGCGGCAAGAAGGAACTGTGGGCGAACGCCGAGAAGCCATGGGTCCTGCGCTGCGGCCGAGAGGACAAATGCGGCGAAACCTTCAGCGTCAAGCAGCTCTACCCCGAGATTTTCGACGACTGGTCGAAGCGTCACGTCAAGACGGCCGAGGCACCGAACGCCGCGGCTGACGCCTACCTGTCGCATGCGCGCGGCTTCGATCTGCTCGGTCTGCGCGGACTCTATACCCAGGAAGCCTATTTCGATCAGAAGCTGAATATCGGCTCAGCGACCGTCCGCTTCCCCTTGCCGGGCAGCACCTATTGGGAACGCCTGATCGACCAGCCCGGCCGGTTCGGGAAGAAGAAGGCGAACTTCGGGTACGGCGGATCGTACCGCGGCGAATGGTGGTCGATGCTGCCGATCGAGCAGCTCGCCGCGGCCGATACGATCTGGTGCGTCGAGGGCATCTTCGACTCGATCGCCATGATCCAGTCGGGCGGTCAGCCTGCCGTCAGCCTGATGAGCTGCAACAATTACCCCGAGAAGGCGCTCGGCGCGTTGCGCCGCGCTGCGGCGGATCTCGGCAAGGCGCCCCCAAAAATCATCTTCGCCTTTGACGTCGGCAAGGCAGGCGTCAGCTTCACCCGCAAGTTCGTCAAACAGGCGCGCGAGGACGGCTGGGAAGTCGGCGCCGCGCAGGTCCGTCCCGATGGCGAGGGTGAGAAGCGCGACTGGAACGACCTCGCGCTGGTCGACGAGCTGACAGCCGAACATCGCGCCGACTATCTCTACAACGGCGAGATCACCATCGCGACCGATGCGTCAGCAAAGGCGCTGCTGATCTACAAGCGCGATCGGTATCAGTCCTTCCCGCTCGTCTTCGGACGTCGCCAATTATGGGCCAATTTCTCGGTTGAGCGCATCAACCAGATCCAGCAGCAGTGGATGGAGAGCGACGACCCCGAGTTCGCCGCCTTCAAGGACATGTCACCGCTTGAGCGGGTCGACCGGGCCGCGGCCGAAGCGATCGACATCACCGAACTCGCCAATTGCGTGTTCCGCACCCTGTATTTCCAGAAGGACGCTGCGCTCGAGGAGGGCGCATACTTCCTTCGCGTCGACTTCCCGTCCGACCGCGCGACCGTCAAGGCGACGTTCTCGGGCTCGGCCGTCACGACCAGCGGTGAGTTCACCAAGCGGCTCGCATCAGTTGCGCCTGGCGCCCTCTGGACCGGGTCGCAGGCCCAGATCGCTCGTCTCATGCAGATGCAGTGGAGCGACATCCGCACCGTCGAGGCAATCCAGCACACCGGCTATTCGATCGAGCACAGCGCATGGATCTTCGGTGACATCGCCGTGCACAACGGCCGGGTCTTCGACCCCAACGAGGACGATTATTTCGTTCTCGGCAAACGCTCGGTTAAATTGCGCACGACCGATCGCCTGCTGCGCATCGCCTATGATGCCGACAAGCTCGACACGGCATGGGTCAACGATCTCGTCACTGCCTACCGCGGCAAGGGCGTCGTCGTTCTCGCCTTCTGGGTTCTGGCGCTTTTCGCCGAGCAGATCCGCAACATGCAGGACTCGCTCGCTTTCCTCGAGGCGACCGGCCTGCCCGGCACCGGCAAGTCGACGCTGCTCGAATTCCTGTGGAAGCTGTACGGGCGCGCCAACTATGAGGGCTTCGACCCGACCAAGGCCACCGGCGCTGGCATCGCACGCAGCATGGGGCAAGTTGGCAATCTCCCCGTCGTCCTGATCGAGGCCGATCGCGGCAAGGATAACCCGCACGCCAAGCGCTTCGAATGGGACGAGCTGAAGACCGCGTATAACGGTCGTGCCGTCCGGACGCGCGCTATCGCCAATGCCGGCATGGAGACCTTCGAGCCGCCCTTCCGCGGCGCGATCGTCATCGCCCAGAACGACGTCGTCGAGGGCTCGCCAGCCATCACCGAGCGAATCCTCGGCATCCATTTCGACAAGTCGCATTTCAGCGCGGCCGGCAAGCTCGCGGCCGAACGCCTCTCGGCCATGCCGATGGAGGACATCAGCGGCTTTCCAGTCCACGTCGCCCGACGCGAGGAGGATATCCTCGAGCGCTACCGCGCCGCCTTCGCCCACCATGAAACGGCGATGCTCAAGCATCCGGGGATCCGCAACGGGCGCCTGGCCAAGAATCACGCCCAGCTCGCCGCGATGCTCGACGCCATGCTCCTGGTCGTAAACATCGATCCCGCCGACGTCACAGACGCGCACCGCATGATCGTGACGATGCTCGAGCAGCGGCAGAAGGCGGTCGAGACGGATCACCCGCATGTCGAATGGTTCTGGGAGCGCGTCGATCACATGCGGGCGCTCGACGGCCCCGCTTGCGAACGGCCGATCAACCACAGTCGCACGCCGGACCTGCTCGCCGTCAGCCTCGTCCAATTCGAGCAGCGCTGCGGCGAACTGAACCAGCGCATGCCCTGTGCCGCCAACGAGCTGAAGCGCCTGCTGAAGTCGTCAAAGGCCCGCAAGTTCGAGGCCATCAAGACGGTCAACTCGATCACCGACAAGTCGGTGAACTGCTGGGTCTTCCGCAACCCTGACCACTCCACATCCCCCGCAAATTGAAGGATCGCCTGATGTTGCACGTCTCCATCCATGACCCCCGCCCCGGGAACACCATTGCCGCGCGAATCATGACGCCGGCCAACTACCTCCGCCTGCGGCGTAACGCAGCCGACCTGACGATCGCACAGATCGCGGAACAGCTGATGCCTCGCATCGCGTATCGGTCGATGACCGCAGCCTTCCTGCGCGCGCTCGAAACGGACGGATATACGGCCAAAAACCGCAGCCATATCGAGCGCCTGGCAAAGGTCTTCCCGCTCGATCCGGACGTCTATTTCCAGCTCGTCGAATCCCCCGCCGACGACATCCGGATCTGCTCGGGTTGCGGCTGCTCGGCCTATGACTCGTGCACCGTTGCTGATGGCCCCTGCCAGTGGCGCGCGCCCGACGCGTGCGGCGCCTGCCTCGATCGCGCAGCGCAGGACGCGGCGTGATGGCAAGCCTCCCGCCCCGCCCGGCCGACGACGATGACGGCTTTCAGACCTTCGTGATGATCGTCAGCGGCATAGCCACCGGCGCCGTCGTCACCGGCCTGATTGAAGCCGTCCGCACCCTCTCCCCCTTCATCGCGGAGCTGATCCGATGACCATGATGACCATGCGCACGGTGCGCGATGCTGGCGGAATGGTCCGTCACATGCCGACCCCGTTCCAGCCCACCGCCGCAACCACGAAGGGCCGCAAAAAGCGCGTCGTGCCCGATCCAATCCAGACGAACGGCGAGACCGCCGCGGAGGAGCTGCGGCTGCTCGTCGAGCGCGCCGAGCGAATCGTCGAGGAGATCAAGGGCGCGCAGGACGATCTGAAGGACGTCATCGCCGAGGCGAAGAGCCGCGGATACGACGGCAAGGCGCTGCGCAAGATCATGGCAATCCGCCTGAAGGCGAAGGAAGAGTTCCAGGAAGAGGAAGCCATCCTCGAGACCTACCTCCAAGCGCTGGGGATGATCTGATGCCTGCCCCACGCTGGCAGCATGATCACGAGCTGCTCGCCTGCGTTGCCTCGCAGCTGCACGCGCTTCGGATCACCGGCTATCCCGAACTGGTCGACGCCGGCCGAATGACCCCGCTCGCGGCAGCGGATGGCATCCGCATCATGGGCACGATCGCGTGCACCTGGTGGGCGATCGTCGACGGCCAGCCCGAGGCGGCGTGGACGCAGGATCCCGAGTTGGGTGGCGCATGGCCTTACGAGAGGCTTCACGCCCTCACGGTCGCAGCGCGCCGCCCCCGTGCCGCGGCTATCGAGTTGCCGAACGATTACGAGATCGTCGGCTTCGCGGACGCGATCGACACGCTGATCTGGTGGGAGACCGCGCAGCCAAGCGCCCGCCTGATCGCCGATTGCAATCGCGCCCTGCGCCAGCCGGCGCCGACGCCGGCGCCGATCGCCGCGATCGTCGCGCCCTCGGCCACCAAATCGACGGCGCCGATCGCGCCAGCCGCGCCCCGCGCCGGCATGCCTTTTCAATTCGGAGTAGCAGCATGACGACTGACACTGCCCCAAACCGCTGGCGCAAGGCCAAGATGGCACTCGCCACTGTCCTGGCCATCGTCCTCGCAATCATCTGTGCCCCCTTTGTGTTGCTCACGCTGCTCGCGAGTCTCTCGGACGGGCGCCGGTGATGGCGAGCTTCAGCCCATATCTTGAGCAGGAAGGCGAGCTTGCCCGCCTCGAGCGCGCCGCACGTATCCGCGTCCTGAGCGACATGGAAGCCGATCGCTACGCCGAGCTGATGTTCGCCGCCCAGAACCGGGGTTTCCGCCTCTACAATCGCCGCGCCGGCAGCAATGCTTTCGCCAAACGAAAGGCCGCATAGTGGGTATCGCACGTCCCTTTTCGCCCGAAACGCTCGCCGAGCGGTGGGGCTGTAGCTCAGATAAGGTTCGCCGGATGTATAGAGCCGGCGAGATTGAGGGCTTCAAACTCGGGAAGCTGATTCGCATCCCCGCTGCCGCTGTCGAAAGGTTCGAATGTCAGACTACCGAATTGCTCCCTATCGAGGATCTCTCGCCCTCGTCTTCAAAGACGCAGAGCGGGGACGCGTTCGGATCGCGCTTGGCACGGATGACCGAGGCCTCGCCGAGGCTCGCGCTCGTGACATCTGGGCCCACCGACATCGACCCGCGTCCGAAAGGATAGAGGATCTCTGGGCGGCGTATGTTGCCGACCGAAAAAAGGTGGTCACACGGACCGAGCGGTTTGACGGCCTATGGAAAGTCCTCGGTCCTCACTTTGGTCATCGTCTCGGTCGCGCCGTAAATCGGGACGACTGCCGCGCCTATCACAAAGCCCGACGTGCGGCCGGACGGACCGATAGCACCGCAAAAACAGAGCTTGAGTTTTTGCGGGCATGCCTCCGGCACCGTTATGGCGATGAAGCACCACAGCTTTGGATCCCGCCTGAAAGCGCTCCCCGCGACCGCTACCTGACAAAGGCGGAGGTCACGAAGCTGCTGGCGGCGATCGAGACCCCGCATGTTCGGCTTTATGCAATCCTCGCGATAACGACCGGCGCCCGCATGTCGGCGTTGCTAGATCTCACTTGGGACCGCGTCGACCTGGTCAGGGGAATAGCGAACTTCAACCCGGCCGGCCGGCACGTAAATAACAAGCGACGCACGGTCGTGCCGCTCAACACACGAGCACGTTTGGCACTTGGAGAGGCGCAACCCGCCGCACTTTCCGAGTTCGTAATTGAATATGCCGGCGCCCAAATCAAAAGCATCCGGCGCGCTATAACCGCTGCTGCCCGACGTGCCGGCGTTCCATGCTCGCCCCACGTTTTTCGTCACACGGCTGGCGTGTGGATGGCCGAGGCTGACGTGCCGATGCAAAAGATCGCGCAATATCTCGGGCATACGTCAACCCGCGTAACGGAGCGAACCTATGCGCGATACAGCCCCAGCTTCATGCAAGATGCCAGTGCAGCCCTCGATTTCTAA